TTAAATAGAATTGTAGGAGCTGTTATGGCTGATTATAATTGTTATGCATATGCAATGCCGGTATATGGCCCTGCCATGCGGTTAATAGCCTCGATTACAAATAGCACTGCCGCTACTGTCACCACAACCTTTGCTCACGGTTATGTTGATGGAACTATTGTACGATTTGATATTCCCCCATCTTGCGGTATGCAACAAATTAATCAGCAAACAGCTCCTATTTTAGTCACGGGAACAACAACATTTACCGTGCCGATAGATACGACACTTTACGCTCATTTTTCGGTGCCAGGTGGTTTAGGGCCATTTGTGAATATCTGTGCGCAGTGTGTGCCAATAGGGGAGAACAATGATACCCTTCAAGCGGCTGTTGTTAATAAATTGCCCATAGGAAATTTATAGTAAATGATCTTCAATATGGTAGGATGAAACAAAAAAATTTAAGGAGAAAATAGTGGCAACGTATCCTACACTTCCTCCCGATACAACTCTGCAGGCTATACAAACAAAGGTAAGACGTTTAACGCGCTCGCCTTCTGAAGCGCAATTAACTACCGATGATCTTAATAATTATATTAATACTGCTGTTGTTTATGATTTTCCTGAACATTTAAGAACATTCAATCTTCGTACAACATTTACGTTCTATACCAACCCATATCAGGATGAATATTTCACGAATATATCGGGCTATGGCAATCCAAACGTCAATCCATCGATCGCTAATAATCCACTTTATAACTTCCAGAATAAATACATCTCAGTCCATCCACCAGCTTATATAGCAGGATACCAGGCATTGTATACCCAATCACCAGAACAGTTCTTTAATATTTATCCTAAGATAAACTTCATACAGTTTACGGGAACTAACGGTGATGGTGTTAAAACGACTTTTTCAGGAGTGATCAATTCACAACAAGCCAATCTTCCTAATAATTTCAACCAGCAGATTGCATTGCTCCAACGGCAAGTTCTCTTTGATTCGGCGGACACCAATCTTAATGGATTATCGCTTGTGGATGTTCCGGTACTCAATACTTCTAATGGAAACTCAACCGTAGTTGGCAATCTTTATGATCCAAATTCAGCTGCCTACCAAGCCGCATTGACCAATCCGCCAACCACCGTGCTTGCCAACAATAATATAAATTACGCCACGGGTGCTTACACCATTACATTTTCAGCTGCGCCCGGGGCTAATATTCCCATTAACTCACAAAGCGTTCCGCAAGTAATTGCATTGCCACAAGCGCTTATGTTTTATGCGAATAAGTTTTTGGTTCGTCCCGTGCCTGATCAAGTATATCGAATAAACTTTGAAGTCTACCAAATGCCAACGCAATTATTCCAAACCAACTCAGTGCCTGCACTTAATGAATACTGGCAGTTTATAGCATATATGGCAGCAAAGAAGATATTCGAGGATCGTATGGATATCGATTCAGTGCAAATGATATTGCCTGAATTCAGAAACCAAATGAACTTATGCAACCGTAGAACGATAGTACAATATACCAATGAGCGCACAGCAACCATCTATACCGAACAAACCGCTATTACTACTGGTGGATGGACTGGTTGGGGCAATAATACTTAAGGAGACATAATGGCTTTTTTACCGAATATTCCCCAATCAACCGATCAATTATCGGTATCCCAGGGAAATATACTTAATAATTTTTCAATACTTGGGGCCATAGCAGGCAATAGCAATGCTGCAAGTGCATCTATAAATACATCAGTCGGATCAGGATTACCTTCTGGATTTAATTGGGTTTATCTCCAACCACAAAGTGCTACGCCCCCAGCTGGAGCCGCATTTGCCTCTGGAAACGTAGCTTTATATTCTGCATTAAATGCAGCTACTACATTTAATGAACTTTATGTTAATAAAACAAACGCATCTGGCGTTGTTCAAATACCTATTACAGCATCTTCAAATGGATCAATATCATCAAATAGCGCAGTATCATGGAGCTATGATGCTTCGGGGATGCTTAAGATTGGTGGATTGGCAACTACTTCTGGTGGCACGGTCACTATTACTTTTAGTTCAACGGCCGGAGGCGGCTTAAATAGCTTTCCTGGTTTTGCGAGTTTTATAAGCTGGATAACACCAACTGTTCTAAATAGTAGCGCCTCATTTTCTGAAGGCGTAAGGGTAAAGAGTTTTACCCTTACTACAGTAACATTCGGCATCATCAATGGAAGTTCTGACCTGACATTTTTTTGGAATGCATTTGGTGTTTAGGAGTTTTTATGCCGTTAGATAGATTTCTCATATCGCCCATTAACACTGGTCTACAGACGGATGTAAAACCCTGGCAAATATTAGACGATGCATTTACCTACTTGCAGAATGTATATGTATTTCGAGGCAGGGTTCGAAAAAGGTTTGGATCCCTCCTGATGGGAACAAGTCCATTGCAATCTCAACTTAGAATAAATCTGGGAAACACTGACGGTTCTGGAAATAAAACAGTAACAGTACCAGGATCTACGTTTCTGCCAGGGCAACAATTTTCCGTTGGAACTCAGATATTTACGGTGATAGCAACGGGAACTCCCGGAACCATGCTTTCAACCGGCACTGCAACGGGAACATTTAATACTTCAACCGGACAAGTAATAATCACTGGAGCTGCAGCAACAACCGCACTCTATTATTATCCTTCTCAGCCAGTTATGGGAATAACGCAGTACCTTATCGGCGCTGTTAATAATCACCCTACCTATGCATTCGACACGCAATTTGCGTATGTTTTTACTTCCGGTACTGGATGGGCACGATCAGGAACTGCTTTATGGCATGGAAGCAATCTTAATTATTTTTGGCCATGCAATTGGACAAGTGTAGCCGGAGATTTAATATTATTTGTTTCCAATTTTAATTTTACCTTGGGAGCAGGAGCTCCAGCGGCCACAGATGATCCTATTTGGTATAACAATAATGGAACCTGGACTGCAATGCTTGGATCATCGGCCAATGGTATATTCTTTTTGCCCGGTGGTGGGGCAGTACAGGCAGGCCCGTTTGTACAAACCGCCCGCATTATCGTTGCTTTCAGAAACCGATTAGTGCTTTTAAATATGGTGGAAAACAACAACTCAAGCACAACTGGAACGGGAACTGCAACACAATATGTGAATCGCGCTCGGTTTAGTTTTAATGGATCTCCATTAGCTGTTAATGCTTGGTATGAACCCAACCAAACAGATGCTTCAGGCAATGTGGGAGCAGGTGGTGGATTTATCGATGCTTCGACTGATGAGCAGATCATCTCCGCCCAATTTATAAAAGATCGTCTTATCGTCTATTTTGAGCGTTCTACTTGGGAGCTTGCGTACACAGGGAATGAAATTCTACCCTTTATCTGGAATAGACTCAACACAGAATTAGGTAGCCAGTCTACTTTTAGTACTATTCCCTTTGATAAGTCTATATTAACCATTGGAAATACCGGTGTGCATGATTGCAATGGAAGCAATGTTCTTCGTATAGATGATAAGATACCTGATGAGATATTTGAATTTGAATCTAAAGCTAACGGCAATCTTAGGACAGTTGGTATCAGAGATTATTATAATGAGCTCGCTATATGGACATTTGTTTCAGATTTAGAAGAGCCAACGCAGACATTCCCTAATCAATTATTGATATACAATTATAAGAATGATTCATGGGCATTGTTTGATGATTGCTTTACCTTTTTTGGATATTTTGAACAACAACAAGATTCTACGTGGGCATTGACGTTTCCTCAAACATGGGAACAAGCCAATTACACATGGAATAGCGGAAATATTCAAGCCAACCAAAGACAGATAGTAGCAGGAACACCGCAAGGATATGTTGTGCGTATAGCTGATGATTCATCGCGCAATGCACCGGGAATGAATTTGACTGATATTGGTCCGTTGCCAATGGGTGGTAGCCCTGGGCAATTTTCATCTCCCATGGGTATCCTGAACCTTACTATTTATAATCATAATCTATCCGCAACGCCTTCAGAATTCCCTAACGATCAAGATTTTATCTTTTTTGAGAATATTGTGGCCGATGCTGGTACCATGGCTTTTCTTAATGGAACCATATTCCCGGTATATTCAGTGATAGATGCAAATACTGTTACCATTAATACCTTTGGTGGCTTAACAAGCGGCACTTATTATGGTGGTGGCACCATCACTCGAGTATCAAATCCACAATTAACAACAAAACAATTCAATCCCTATATAGACCAAGATCGTAACGTATACGTTCAACGTATTGATTTTGGCGTAAGCGCAACGGAATCGGTCGTAAATGGCACATCCATTGAGGGCGGTCAAATAACCGTTGATTACTATCCATCGTCATCAAGCGTATCAATGATTGGTGGTGGGGTGCAAAGCGGCGCTATTATGGGTAATTCTATTCTCGAAACATATCCTTATCCAAATGTTCCTCTTGAGGCCTATCAAGATTTATTATGGCATCCGGTTTATTTTCAAACCCAAGGGCAATTCATTCAGTTTTCATTATATCTTTCGGCTGATCAGATGATAAACCCTACGATTGCATTTGCTGATTTTGAATTGCAGGGAATGATATTTTATACCCAACCTACCAATGCGAGGCTTTCATAATGGCATTATCCACGCAATATGGTGCATATGTTCCTACCAATTTTATCTGGGATGTTCAGCAACTGCAGGAAGTTGATATTAAGAGCCCCGAGTTTAAGGAATTATTAGTGCGGATGTATCAAAATCTGAGCTTGATGGCTACGGTATTGAACATAAAGGATACGGGATTATATCAAGTTACTGAATTGGTTAATGGGCAGATGTATTTCTCTAATCCAGCTAACAACTCTTCAACGGTTGCTTCACCCGCATTACGCAATGTTTATCGCAAAGTATTAAACTACACAACGGCTTTGCCTAATACCGGAACAGCCACAATTCCTCATAAAATAACCTGTACCACTAGTACAACATTCACCAGGATTTATGCAACAGCATCGGATCAATCAGGGTTCAATTATATTCCTATTCCTTATGCTAGTGCGACTGCAGCAAATAATATTGAGTTGCGCGTTGATGGGACAAATGTTTATATAATAACAGATTCAAATAGAACAAATTTTACTCAGACATATATCGTCCTTGAGTACTTACAAAGTTAGGAGAGAATATGGCATGTAAAGGAGGCGTGTGCTCAACACGCGGAGGAAGATCGGCTCAAATGCCTATGCCTGGAGGCAATGGTTTTATTGGTGGTGCAGTACCAGCGGCCGGGGCAAGACAATCGGGTGGCGGTGGTAATTTCTTTACCGGTAAAAAGGCCAAGTTCGGATCATTTCCTATTGTCACTGGCGCTCAATCAGCTGCTATGGATTCCTTACTCAGAAGTGGACTTGGAGGTCTGGAAGGCCTTGGCGGATCAGTCATGGATAAATATAATAATCCAATAGATCCATATGAAGGATTCGATCCTATAGCAAATTTAGCCAGAGAAAATTTTTCTACTCAAACCATTCCAAGTCTTGCTGAACGATTTACTTCTCTTGGATCAGGTGGCTCTCAAAGATCATCAGCCTTTCAAGGAGCTTTAGGAGCAGCGGCAGCAAATCTTGAAAAGCAACTTGCCGCGTTGCGCTCTGAATATGGCCTACAGAATAAAGAATTTGGCCTGAGAGAGCGCGGACTTAATTGGCAAACAGCATTGGCTGAAAAAGAACTTGCCCAAAGGTCCGCTTTAGCTTCGCTGGGATATGGATTACAACCTCAATTTGAAAATACCTATACTCCCGCCAAACCAGGATTCTTGCAATCTTTATTTGGAGGGGCAATGTCTGGCTTGGGTTCATTAGCTGGTGGATGGGGATATGGTAGAGGATTGCGCGGTTAAATAGAAAAGGATTATTATGCCATTACATATATTACCTCAATCTGAAGGATGGGGGGAAACACTCGGAAGAGGATTAGGTCAGGGGATATCATCGGCAATTCAAGGACTTGCTGAAGGTAAACTTGCTAAAATGCAGCAAGCACAACAGTACGAACAAAATGTACGGGGACTAAAAGCATTGGGGATCAATAATGCAGAAGAAGCTGCTTATTTACCCTCTAACCTTTTAGATATGTTTGTTAAACAGAAACTACAAGAGCCTGGTGAAAAGGCCTATGCCAACGCTTTATCTTCTATTTTGGGCGGTGGTCAACAAGGACAAACTCCAGCAACTCGTGAACCTCAAGAGCCTGAATTTGTTCGCAAAGAAGTAACACCCTCTCAAAAAGCTCAACTCAAGAAATACGTAGAATCTCCTCAAGGTAAAGCCAAATATAAACCGGAACAGATTAAGAAGATTAATGAATTCCTAGCAAGACCATCAGCATCAATTAATCAAAAGAATCCCAAATACACGGCTCCTAAACCAGTACAAGAACAACAAGGTGCACCACTTGCGGGTCTTAATTCTAAACAGGCCACAGAGATAGCCAAACTTGCCCTAGAACAACAGAAGCTTTCCAGGCAAGAGAGATCAGAGGCATTCAAGGAAACGAAGGCCCTACGAGAAGAATTGCGCTCTAAGAAGAATAGCGCTAAAGCTAAACTTGAAGACCTAGATCGCATGGAAGAACTAGAGAAAGAAGGAAAGCTTGATACTGCAGGATATGCTGAATTTCTCAAGAGATCCGGTCTTGATATACCCGCTCTTATGAGTGAAGGATCAGAAGAGTTCAATAAGATTGCTACAAACTTTATTCGTGATGCCAAAGAATATTTTGGTGGGCGTATTAGTAACTTTGAAATAGAACAGTTCTTAAAGACAGTTCCCTCTTTAAGCCAATCTCCTGAAGGTCGTAAGCGGGTTATTGCCAATCTAAGAAGAATTGAGCAACTTGGCGTTGCCACCTATGATGCTTACAAAGAAGTTCTTAAAGAGAACAACGGCGTTCCTCCCCTCGATCTTGGAGAACAAGTTGATGATAAATTGGATAAAAAGCGAGAAGCTATAACTAAGCGATTCAAAGAAGATCTCGTTAAACCAGTTCCAGAAGGGCAAAACCAATTAATCACCGCAGTTCAATCTGGGCTTGGCTCTATAATAGGTGCTCCGGGATCATTGCTTTCTAAAATAGGTGGCGGGTTGAGCGCGTTGCTTTAATAATATTGAGCAGGGATATGTTATTTATTAGCATATCTCTGCAATGCTTTTATACCCCAATAAGGCAAGCAAAGAATCGCGTATACATATCTATAATATAAATATAGAAATGTTATCGGAAAAAAGACTATCGCTAATATTGTTAACTTATTCATAAAACCTCCATTTCACATTCGCAATCTTCAATGAAATCATCACGTCCGCTTGGCTGACCATATCTGCATCCATTGGCAATATGTTCTGCATATTCATCTTCAATGGGTACTGGATTCTTTACAATCCATTGCAATAATGCCTCTCTTGTCTCTTGAGTTGATGCTCTTTTATTCATTTTATTTGCCCCTCTTATCATCTTTTATCGCCTTACCATATACTTTCACCTGCTGAGCCAATAATGCAGCTGTGGTCAATTTCATTGCTACTGGCTTTGATATTACAATCTTTGCCAATAAAGCTTTGATTGGATTTGAGAATGCTGGGGTTGTTAAGAGTGTGAGTAATAATAGTTTTTTCATTTTGGTTCTTTCTTCATATAATTATAATTTTCCCAAAGATCGCCAAGTACATTAAATCCTTGGCTTTGAGCCCAATGTTTATTGCTTTGGAATACTGATTCAGGAATGTATATTACATAACAACCATCTTTAAAAACGATAGGTTGAGTTTCAGAGTGTATAGTCCCTTCAGGAACATCACAAGATTCGCTTACGCAGCCTTTTATTCCACAACTTTTCATTTAAATCCTAGGTTAATGTCTTTCTTTATTTTATCCGCTATCGCTTCTTCAATCCATTTTCTTATAGAAATCTCTCGGTCAACACAAACTTTTTTAATGTGACTATGTGTAATCTTATCCACATCTACCGCGAGTCTTTTTTCGCTTTCTTTAGCCATTTTTCCCCTTTATTTACTAGTTACTCATAGAATACTGTACATTTGTACAAAAGTCAACAGCTATTTAATTATCTTGATTACAGGTTCAAAATATGCTTCTCTAGGGGAAAATAACCTCAATTATCCCTTTTAAGGAGAACTAATGGCTACTCAATATATCAATCAAGTGGGTTATGGCTTAACTACGGCTTTGCCTGTTTTGGCACCATATCCTATTCCGGCTAAAAGAGCACCCACAACGGCTGATACCGGCTATCCTGTAGGCCAAATCTGGGTGTATTTATCTTCTAATGCGGCATATATCCTTACTTCTGTAGTAAATAATTCGGCAAATTGGCAGTTGCTTCAAGCGTCGGGTGGTAGTGGCGTTTTCGCAAATTTAACCGTCAACCCAGGCCCAATCAATTTAACGGGTGTTTTAACCCAAGTTGGTACAGCTAATATTAACGTTTCTGGGACTGCTAATACCAATATCGGATCAGGCACTAACACTGGCGCTGTGCAAATCGGTTCAGCTAATGCTACTTCGGTATCTATTCTTTCTCCATTAACTTCTGTTGATGCTACGGCTGCTGGTACCGTTTCTGTTGGCCCATCCATAACCACAGGTTCTATCCTTGCGGGCGTTGGTTTAACTACTGGTGTTATTACCTTGGGTAATGCTGCTATGACAGGAGCATTAACGATAGGTAATTCTACCTCTGGCCAAACCATTAACATTGGTGCTGCTGCTAATGCAGGCGCCCAAGTAGTAAATATTGCCA